GATACTAAATCCCAGATGAACATATCTTACTCCTCTACTTTTTCGTATGTTTCTTTAAAAATGTCAGGTTTGCATGGATAGTACTCGCCCTGAACTCCTTTAATAATGTAATCCCCTTCTGTCGCAATCATCAACCCTTCAAGCGTTTCGATTTTTAAAAGAGGATTGCTTAAATCAGCGTAGTCAATCCGCACTGGGTCTAGTCCAAAATCGCATAGCTCATCTATAGCTTCTTCTGTATCTAAAAACTGCACGGCCTCAATCACTACTGGTTTTTTACGGTATTTCATTTCTCGCTCCTTTCTAAGCATAAGAAAAGCACTTAGATTTCTCTNACATGGATAAAATTCACCTTGTACACCCTTGATGATATAATCTCCTGTTTTTGCGATCATAACCCCCTCAAGTGTTTTGATCTCACACCATGCGGGATTCTTAGCCCACTTGCCATTATCATGAACAATAATCTTATTCCTGGTCACTGCGTCCCAGAACCAATCCTCTTCAATCAAGCAACGTTCGTTGAGTTGGACGGCCTCAATGACCACTGGTTTTTTACGGTATTTCATTTCTCGCTCCTTTCTAAGCATAAGAAAAGCACTTAGATCTCTCTAGGTGCTTTTGATTGTTAATAAGCAAATTCAAGTTTTGGTTTTATATCTTGATAAAGTTTTAAGATTTCAGGAGGAGTGTCCTCACGGAAAATAAATTGTTTCTTTCCTGAAATAGTTTTATCGCCAACAATCCAGTGGCGGATTTGTTTTGTAAAAATCAAAACTTCTTTGCTAGGCATAGCCATTACTTCCATGATAATACCTCCTTGACTTTATTTAACAGATTTGGGTCTGTAACCTTATCTCCCAATACCCCGACTTCAGCAACCAACTCATTGATGTTATCGTTGTAAAACGCAATAGCTGCATTATCGCTAATACTATAAAGATAATTATAGTCATGTTNTTTATCTAATTGGTAAGCCTTTTGCGTAAGCTTCTTTAGCCTCTGCAAGTGTCATTTTATTTGGACCGCCATCGATATTTATAATACCTGTATTTTGCCAATGACAGACGTCACAGATATCATAGTCCATAACTTCAGTTCCGCAAACAGGGCAATGTAACCATAAATATCCATCAATTTCCCAAGTCTTTTGTGATTTCTCCATCGTAGTACTCCCTTCCTAAGTCTGGTTTAAACATTGTATTTATTTTATGTACTTTAGGATTACCCAAAACATAGATATTGTTATCGATATCATAGCGCACTCGTCTAAGTTCCATCTGATAACCCAATATCTTGTCCGATGTCGGTTTTGATAACAAATCAGATGCCATTTTTTGATATTCTTCAATGGTTATATCGCCGAACTCTTTCCCATGACTTTTGAAATGTCCATTTAAAGATTTCTCAGTAGGAAACTTGGACTTTGTCCATCTGATGCGGTCTTTTAGTTCCTTGTATCCCTCAACATCATTATACTTCAAATCATAGAAGCCTGCAAATGTTTTGGGCATATTTTGAGAGCCTAAAACCTGCCTATAAGCTATGAACTGCTCCTTGGTTCTACGGACTCTGTCCTTTTCCAATCGTTCAGCTTGTAGCTTGTCCTTGATAGCAGTCTGGCCATACTTATCAAGTTGCTGCTTTCGCCAATCCTTGAAGGTCTGACCACTCTCTACCTCATAGCCTTTTCCTGTTTCAATATCTCTTGCATAGCGTTTCCCACCTTTTTCTAAGGCAGGAACCGTCGTACATCGACAATGAGGGTGCATAGTAGGATAATTCACACCTTTCTCTGCATCCTTAACAAGAAATACCTTACCGTCTAACTCGCCACAAATAGGGCATGTGTGAACCTCTAAGGTCGCCAGATATCTGTACTTCTTGATATTGTCGTCCTGATATTCATCCAGCGTTGCCTGGGCTTGAATACCATTCGTTTCCGTCTGCAAAACAGTAACCGCACGATTACGAGCACGTTCGAACTCAATTGCTAGAAGCTTACTAGACTGGTCTATCGGATAGCCTCGGTTTAAATCATTGGTTACAAGCGACTCTACTCTACTAACCAGTTCGTCCATATTGCTACCCCAAACACGCTCAGAGAACCGCTTACCTTTGAAGTTTTCCTTGATTGCCTTTTGAAGATATTCTTCTTCTAGACGCTCAGGTTTGAAATTCGGTTCTTTTTTGGTCTGTTTATGGTAGTTGTAAGCACGATTTAAGTAAGTTTCTTGGTAGGTTTGTTTGAGATGTGTTTCTATTCGCTTGTTGATTTTGCCAGTCATTTCAGCGATATCCATCTCAACGCCAGCAAACAAGGCATCTGCATTTGTTTTGACCTTTATTGACCTTGACCACTCTGTTAAATCAGGATGTTTCTTAACAAAGTCAGCAATCTCTTGCTTGGTTTTTAATTGGTCAGTCTTAGTCAGGGATAACAGATAAAATGGTAATGAGTCACTACGATTTTTAGATGCCCTCTCAAACGCCTCTAAACGTCCTGTAATGCGTTTTAGTGTTCTGCGGTATAAATTATCGATGTAGTCTATTATCTCGCTGAGGTCGTCAATCTGAGCCAGCTCGTATAGCAATCTGTCTTTCTCTTCTCGACTGAGGTCGTCAAGAGATTCGATAAAGGCTATTTTTTCTTCTTTATTCAGTTTCCGACTCATGCTCTACCTCTTCCATGTCGTAGAGTTTTTCAGATTGTTCCTCTTGGTCAGCTTTCTGCAAGCGTAGTTCATCCTGCCAATCTTCTACAATTGGATTTGATTTAGCTACGTTCTCTCTTGATGTGATAGTTGCAAGAGTAGAAACTACTTGAGCCATTTCTGTATCGTTATTGATTGAGTTCCGTGTCCATGTTTGCTTGATTTTGAGTTTATCGGATAACCCTAGATGTTTCAAGATCATCTTAACAAGTGTGGCATATCCACTTCTGAACTGAGTTTCCATATTCCCAGCTTTTAACTCTAAAAGAGAGTAAAGGAACTTCAAAGCAACGCCTGAACTATTCCCTAGTTTATCTGTTTCAGGGTTAACCCCTTGGCCACTGATAAAGATTTGTTTCTTAGTCCGCTCTAAAATCAGATTTCTTGCTTCGGTTGGAATGTCAATCGCAATGGTTGTAACTCCTGACTGGTCTCCCATACCATCGTTGTCCATCTTAATCATCTTGTAGCGTTTCAAATCTTCTAGAAACTCTTGCTTGTCCTGTCCACCGTAGTTTGTAAGAACAAAGATAACCTCTTGAACATCGTCTGTATCATTGACAAATCCACTAAAGACCTTATCATAAACATCAACTAGGTCTTTGATTGGCTTCAAGTCGTTGGTCTCGATTTCATTGTTTTTAAACGGAATAAAAGGAACAAGACCAAAATCATGCTTGAAGCTATTGTCGCTTGAGCGGTCGCCATTCATGGTATCAATCAAAGAGATTGCTTGGAATGTCTCTAATTCTTCCAGCTGCTTATTTTCTTCATGGCGATAGAAAGAGCACTCTTTATCGTTCCAGTATTCGTAAACAGTGTAGTTCTTGCCATCTGTTTCATCAATGCTAGAGTATACTCGCAATACCCCAATCAACTTCTTATCCAAAGACTTTGAGTAGATTGGTATCACTTCTTTTGAGTCCACACAAGCATATCTAAACGAGTTGTCACTAGCGTCTTTCCAAACGTGAAGCCAAGCGATGCCAGCGTTCCCAGCATTCACACAAAGCTGCTTACTGATACGTTCATAATCGTCTCCTAAAACGTCTACAATCTTATCATTAACACTTTTATCATCTACGTCGAATGTAGGCGGATAGGTCAACGCATAAGCCTTTTTCTGGTCAAGCAATAACTGGTGCCAATTGTGACTAATACGGTTGTCAGCATTGCGAAAGGCATTATCTTCTGCTTTCGCTTCGTTCTCAGCGCCTTTCTTATCGGCAGGCTTACGCTTTCGTTTAATATCATTCTCGTTACGATAGTATTTCTCGGCTTCAGCTGCTTGTGAGACAAACTTTCCATGTTTGACCATCTGCGACGAGATTATTTTTTTAATTACTTCTATTTCCAAACAGTCATACCTCCTGACTTGAATAATACTGTATAGCAGAAATAACGCAGGGCGTCCATTGCGTGGTCGAACTGTTTGATGGGTTTGTCCTCGCCATTCGCAGAGGCTTTCTCGTCCCAGACATAAGCGTGGAACTCTTTCAACGTATTCACACAGCTCTCATGCACTGCTATTTTCTCTTGGCCTAGCATAGACCCAACAAAACGAATGCCTTCAAGGACATTATTTCTAGCTTTTTTGATTTTATATCCTCGCTTCTTCAATTCAGCAATGAATGAAGCAGCAGACGGGTCAATAATGATTCGTTCGATGTTCGTATCTCCTAGCCAAGCAGTTAGATCATCAGCATACTCAGCATTGGTCTTCTGTACGTTCTCGTCACGACCTGAGTAATAATATTCCCTTGTTAAGTAATACTTGCCATTGATGTCTTTTTCCCACAGAAGAAAAACGGTCGCATTTTGCGTACCGTAGTCGACCGAAACATATTTGCCCAGTTTGCTCATTTCTGGCAAAGTTGATACAACATGCTTATCCTTACTGAACATATCGTAGACAATACCTTCTGCAACCGTCCAAAGACCTTGAATATATCGCTGATAGAAAACACCTTGATATTGACTTCTGTAACGCTTCTTGATGTTCTCTGAAAGAGAAAGGTTGTCGTCCATATCAAAATGCAGATAAAGCATATTCTTTGTTTCTGCTTTGTCTATCCAGTTAACCTTAAACCAATGATAAGGCCCGTCTGGGTTGCAGTTGAACCACCACTTTGAACCTGTAACAGAGCACCGCCCTGTGCCCTGGTTAACAAAAGACTCAGGCATAAGCGCCACTTCATCGAAAAAGATACCTGCCAGCGTTAAACCTTGGATAAGATCCTGTGAGCTCTCGTCCTTACCACCAAAGATATAAAAGTCATTCGACACGTCGCCTTTTGTGATTTCTATCAAGTTATCCGTCCGATGATAGACATAGCTAAACCCTCTTGACTGTATCATAACCAACAGCAGTTTCAGGACGTTACGGTTGAAAGAGCCGATTGTCTTCCCACACATGGCAAAGTTCTGATGGTTGAATGATGTCATCGCCCAGATAACAAAAGCTAGGCTCATAGAGACAGTCTTACCAGAACGGATAGCACCATCTGCGATAATACCCTCCGACTTATGAACTGGAGAGTTCCAAAGCCACCAACTTAGCACCTTATTCTGCTTTCTGCTAAAAGGTTGGAATTCGAATGTACTGGTCTTTATTTTTCTTCTCGCCACGTTTCTTCGACTATCCCTTCTAATGCTTTGATAAAGCCATCGTCATGAACGTTTTCAGGTTCATTGTCAGGTAGTTTAGATTTCAGAATCTCAATTCTCAATCTCTGCTCCTCTGTAGCAAGACTTGAGCGAGTCAATTCATCATATGTTTTAATCATATTTCTAAGTTCTGACTGTATTCTTGCAATTGCAGCTAACGCCTTACCCTGCTTATCCCAAGCAGTGTGAACTTCATAGCTTTCTCCGCCTTTTGCTGTGCTTGCAATAAGCATAGTGGTTGTATCATCAACGTCCTGAACGTACAGAATGCGCTGGGCGTGCAAAAGATTAGCATAGGTTAGCTGAATATTCTCCCAAAGAATATCAATTGGTTGCTTATCTGCCAGTTGCTCGTATATCTCATGCACTCCTTGAGGTAGATACTTAGCAAACAGGCCATGTTTAAGGGCGTTTTGATTACCTATACTTCCGCCTTTGCTGTTCTTATTGCCTTTCGGCGCTCCCCGTTTCCTTTTTGTAGTACTACATTCATCTTTTGAAGTACTACAATCGCTCCATTTATCTCTTAACTTCCAAACTGAGATAGTTTTTTCAGGCACACCCAACATGTCACCAATCTTGCGGTTAGTGATGTTTCCGTTATTCTGCTTATAAATCTCAAAAGCTTTATCTCGGTTTGGGTCTCGTGCTCTGCCCAACCTATTACCTCCTATTTGTCCGTTTTGTAAATCAAAAAAGCCACTCAAAGAGTGACTGTATGCGATAAGTGGGTGCCTCCCCCACCAGAGCCTTATATAGCGCTACTTTATCTCTGTCCTACAGGTTAATCAACCTAAATCTAATTACCGCCCTGTACCCCTATTGTGATAGCTACTCACAGAGATACAATTGGAACGACAGGACTCGAACCTGCCTACGTTTCAGACCCTTTATAGTCATATCGCTCCACCAACTGAGCTACGTTCCAACTGCAAGACGACTACTACCTTGCGTGTTAATTAGTAATCAATTTGAAAGTTTTCCTTTTTTTATTTTTTTGTAGTCATTACAACCTCTGAGGGGATCAAACCCTCTAGCTTATAACTTATCTAGGATATAAGTAGCTACGCAACCATGCGAGGTTCGGTCGCTGCTGCAACCATTTTTAAGTTAATGAGTGATATATGAATGCTAAGTCTACTGCCTACCCCATTCTGGGACGCAAACACTCAAACGGCGATGTCCGGAATCGAACCGAAGAAAATACATGGGAGATAAATCACTTTACTCCTGTCACCGCCATATGAGGCCGAAGCCTCGGAAATAAAATGAAAAATATAAAGGAGACGCCAATGAATGAAATAGAGGGAGGGACTCGAACCCTCAACGCCTTTACGACACCCTTATTTCAGGTAACCATCTACCAAATTCTGAGACCTCTCTTTTCAATTCTTGACACTACCATTCTAACAGATTTTTAGAACCGTGCTGTTCCAAAAAGTCCCATACGATCACTATGAGGTTAGATGACTTCTTCCAAAGCTAAGACCGCCTCATTTTTTAACCTGTAATAGGTTGTACGACTCATCTTCAAATCATAACAAACGCTATCAGCAGTGCCTTTGTTGATATAAGTCATTCTTAATACCGCCCTGTGCTTGGGATTTTTAAGCCTGTTGATCATTCGACCTAATTCAAGTTTTCTGTTAATAACCTCTTTAGTATCCTGCTCTATAGCCTCTTTCATCACGACAAGCTGAGTATAGACATCATCAACTTTTCTAGTTTGTCCACCTTTGACTTTGACATCTGACCACTTGGGGCTCGAGAGCAAACCTGCCTCAAGCTCATTGATTTCATCTATACGGCTTTGGATGTCCATGTCTAGATCCTGCAACTCTTTCAATAGCTCTTTAGCCTTGTTCACTCTCTGTCTCCTTTGTGATATAATAATAGTGTGTTAATTATAGCTGAGGCAGAGAGTGTCTTAGCTTTTTTTATTACCAGGTTATGTGAATTTTCTTGTTAGAAACGAAATCTTGTCCAGTGAAAAAATTTTTAGATAGATAAAGCTTATATTTGACAGTAAAGCCAGCTCCTAATAATTCTCTTAACGCTTCCAACGTTCTTTCATCTCCTAATCGATTCCTGAGATATTCGTCTCTAACTGACCAAACATCGATTAAATAACCTGTATAACCTTTTTGAGCAGAAGTTTTTAGTTTTTGTTCTAGGTTATATTTCTCAAAATATCGCTCGAACCATTTTGAGTGGCTTTCTGAGCTTAATTGCTGCACTTCATCAAACAACGTCATTTTAACCCCAATCTTTTATTTTTATAATCTTGAAATTCCGTAGTATTCATAGCCACAATATTCAGAGCAGAAACCGTATGTATTAAAATATTCATCAAATACTCCAATTTCGCTATCGCATACAGGACAATGCGTCCTACGGTATCTTTCTTCTTTGTTCAGACCGTTCAAAATTTTCTTTTTGCGTTGACGTTTATTCATAGGTAGCCTCCTACGCTTTCACTACTGGGAAATGAATGTCGCCAATCACTAGGGACCCTACGCTATAATAATAGCCGTTATGTTCTGCCTCACAGTTGGCAATAGCTACAGGGTTCTGATTGTGGAAGATAGTTACTTTGTTTTTATAGCCCGTTCCCCAATGGTCAGGAATTTCTTTAGGTTCCCCAATTTCAACATCAGTAATCACAGCATCAAGTGATACATCTTGGAACTCCCCACCTGCTGAGGCACAGCAATCACTTTCAGACATCTCGATAGTGACCTTTGTGCCATCTTCAAGTAGCAGAAAGTCTTTGTCCCATTTCACGATACGCTTATAGAGTAACAACTCTTTAAGTTCTTCCAGTGAGCCGTATCTTGCATTTCCCCAATCAGGCTCATAGTAGTTTGGTAGTTTAATAGTTTCTGTCATCTTAATTTCCTTTTTTCTTCAAATACTCAGGTTGCTCGTAAACATTACCTATAACTTCATTTTCTTCAATTTCAGTCCATAAATTTACTGCTTCACTGCCTGTATCAATTACCCAAGCTCCTTCAAGTTGCTTAACAACCCCTATTATTTCCTTGTCATACTCATAAAAACCGCCCACTTCGTCAGCTCTTCCAAAAAATCTAGTGGTTTTCACAATGTCGCCTTCAAAGATCTCCTTACCGTTCTTGTCAACCAATCCTGTTGATTGCATGAGATATTCATCATCAATCGACCATCCTTTTAAATTGTTGCAGGTAAGCTTTTTGCTATCGTTCGCATAGACATTACCATTCCAGATAATCAATTCGTCATTAGCAAACATCTTTTGTCCGTGCTTATCCCACGCTCTATACTTCAGTATCATCCCAAATCCTCCTTAGATGAACAAACTAACTAACCATATCAAAAATGCACATGTAACGATTTTTGAAATATTGCTTTTTACAGCATACGAATAATCCTCTTCAGATTCTTTTTTGCTAGATAGTACAGGCCAGATGAAAGATAGTAGTGCATCCATCCCTAATGCTTGCCAGACTGTAATTTTACCAACTGGAATAATCGTTGTGATAATTTCATTCCATCCATACTGAACTACAAATGGCGATACAACGATTACAAATACCGCCCCAATAATGATTCCTAGTCTTTTCATTTTATAAATCCTCCTCTT